CTTAGACCTAAACTTACAAAATAAAACAGCAACTGAACCACTAGAGCACAACAACACATTTAGTGGAGGCACATCTGCTGGCGCATTTTCCAGCCTGGAAGGCCGTAGCCATGGCACCAGTAATAGTGGTGGTGGCGGACTTGAAATGCAAGAATATGCTGTTAATGCTGAACACATGGTTCATTGTGCAATGACTGAAGGCATGGACATAAACTGGCCTTTTGGTACAAGTGTACTTGATCCAATCTTTAAGACATACAAGCAAAAAGAATTATTGGAAGATGCTATTATTATCTACCGTGTACAACGTGCGCCAGAACGCCGTGTATTTTACGTAGATGTAGGCAACATGCCTCCACACAAAGCCATGGGCTTTGTTGAAAGAGTTAAGAACGAAATCCACCAACGCCGTATTCCAAACAAAACAGGCGGTGGGCAAAATGTAATGGATGCTCAGTACAATCCACTTAGTATTATGGAAGACTATTTCTTTGCACAAACTGCTGAAGGCAGGGGTAGTAAAGTTGACGTGTTACCAGGCGGTACTAACTTGGGTGAGATTGACGATTTAAAATTCTTTACAAACAAAATGCTACGAGCATTGCGTGTGCCCAGCAGTTACTTGCCTACTGGACCTGAAGATGGTAGTGCATCATATAGTGACGGACGTGTTGGTACAGCATTTATTCAAGAACACAGGTTTACAAAGTATTGCCAACGTTTGCAAAATCTTATACAACCAATTTTTGATAAAGAATTTAAACTGTTTCTTAAACAACGTGGCTTTCAAATTGAAAGCGGATTGTTTGATTTGCGGTTTATTGAACCACAGAGCTTTAGTCAATACAGAGATATCGAAATTGACAATGCAAGAGCTGGAGTATTCAACCAAATAGACGGGGTAGATTACTTGAGCAGGCGCTTTATTCTTAAGAAATATCTTGGTCTTAGTGAAGACGAGATCCTAGAGAATGAAAGCATGTGGAAAGAAGAAAATCCAAACGCAAGTGGATCAGCTGGCGGAGACGAAAGCGGATTAAGTAGCGTTGGCATTCGACCAGGCTTAGACGGCGGAGACGTCGGTGGAGACTTTAGTATGGACGATGAGGGTGATTTAGGCGACGATGCCGACGGAGAATCACCAATCAGTGGAGATGAAGCTGATACCGACACAGGAGATGAAACATGAAGTTTCGTGAGTTGAGAGAATACTATGAGGCTGAGGACGATAAGTTCAATACCGCCAAAATAGACGACACCCGTAAGAACAGACTAACGTTAAATCATTTAAACAAACTGCGTAAAAAGCGTGAATTAGAGCGTTTGGAGAAGCAGGAACGAGTAAATGATTTGGGTCAGATATACGGCAAACCAGCAGAATAATTACTTAGCACAGCGGTCAATTCATTATAATACCAGTTTTTGCGTTTTTCTATGCTATTTTCATAGTAAAACGCATTGGTTACTAAATAACATTGACTTTGTAACATTGTATTATATTGCTGTGTCACATCATTGAGGAGTAACGCAAAATGGATAGTAAAACAAAACTAGAAAAAGTCCTCGAATTAGTGATCAACGAGGAGACTGAACAAGCCTCTGATCTACTACACGATATCTTTGTAGAAAAATCACGTGAAATTTACGCTGATTTAATCGAAGAAGATGCGGAAGTAGAAGACGTGATCGAAGAAGACGAGGATCAGGTTGAAGAAGAAGACCTGGACGAAACAATCGACGTAAGTGATAGTGAAGCTGACTTCATTAGCGACATCGAAGATGCAACAGACGAAATTGAAGCAGAAGAAGTTTTCGGCGAAGACGATGACGACGATGCAGAGATGGACCTGTCAGACGAAATGAGCGACGAAGACGACAACATGGAAGGCGATGCACCAGCTGTAGAAGACGCCATGATGAACGTAGAAGACGCTCTTGAAGAACTAAAGGCTGCATTTGCAGAATTAACTGGTGACGAAGAAGCACCAGCTGATGAAGCACCAGAAATGGATATGGATGCTGAAGAAGAAGTTGAAGAAATGGCTTTTGAATCAGACGATGCAGACTCAGAAGAGTTAGAAGAAGGCGCTGATATGAAGGCTGTAAGTGTATCACACACTGACGGTTCCGACAGTACTGGTTCACCAACAGGCCCAGGTGATAAAACACTTGGCAACGGTAAGCCAATCGACATCGCTGGAGACTCGGACGAAACTGGTGGTAGTGCTCCTACTGCTAAACCCATGGGTGTAGACGGACCACAAGAGGCCGGCAAACCACGTGCGGTAAAGGGATAACTGATTATGTTTACACCACTGAGAGAAATTGTACAACCTAATATAGCAGCTATTACTACTGAATCTGTCGATGACAGAAACGGTGTTAAGAGTCTATATATGGAAGGAATTTTTATTCAGGGTGGTGTGAAGAACCAAAACCAGCGTGTATACCCCGTTAATGAAATTTCAAATGCAGTAAACACACTGCAAGAGAAGATTAAAGACGGAAATACTGTGTTAGGTGAAGCAGATCACCCTGACGATTTAAATATAAACCTGGATCGTGTTAGTCATATGATTACTAACATGAGTATGAAGGGAAATGACGGAATCGGAAAACTAAAGATGTTACCCACGCCCATGGGTAATATTTGTAAAACGTTACTAGAAAGTGGCGTAAGATTAGGTGTCAGCTCTAGAGGCAGTGGCAACGTTGATGGAAGTGGAAATGTGTCGGACTTTGAAATCATTACAGTAGATATTGTAGCGAATCCAAGTGCTCCGGGTGCATATCCAGATCCAATATATGAACAAATTATGAACCACAAACGTGGAAATACAATTTGGGACGTAGCAAATGCTGTAAAGTATGACACTAAAGCACAAAGATACCTCCGAAGTGAGGTAATCAACTTCATCAAAGACCTAGGGAGAGATTGAATATGGATCAAGAAATTGAAAAAATTCTCGGCTCTGAGGTACTCTCTGAAGACGTGAAACAAGGTATTAGCGAAGCATGGGAATCACAACTTGCTGAGGCACGTGAGAATATCACTGCTGAACTACGTGAAGAATTTGCAGGACGTTATGAAAATGACAAAACGCAGATTGTAGAAGCAATGGATGTAATGCTTACTGATACCATTAAGACAGAATTAAATGAATTTGCACAAGACAAAGCTAAACTAGCAGAAGACCGTGTTGCTTATAAAAAAGCAGTCAAGGAACATGCTAAGTTGCTGGATACGTTCATTATGTCTACTCTTAAAACAGAAATCACAGAACTCAAAGAGGATCGTGAAGCGCAAAAACAAAACTTTGGTAAATTGGAAGAGTTTGTACTCGGCCAGCTAACTAAAGAGCTAAACGAATTCCATGATGACAAGCGTTCACTAGTTGAGCAAAAAGTCAGAATGGTCACCGAAGGCAAGAAAGTAATAGCTGAAGCTCGTGCTAACTTTGTTAAAAAAGCTGCAACAAAAGTTGAAAACATCATTGAGAATACACTCAGAGGTGAACTTTCAACACTTAAAGAAGATATACAGACTGCTAAAGAAAATAACTTTGGTCGTCAAATCTTCGAAACATTTGCTGCAGAATTTATGACAAGTACACTAGCAGAAGGCACACAAGTTGCAAAACTGAATCGTTCACTCGTTGACTTAGGTCAACAGTTAGATGAGGCAAAGCAGGAACTTACTACTAAAGATGTATCCATCATGGAGGCCAAGCGTTCAGCTAAGATTGTTAAAGATCTTACAGACCGTAAATCCGCAATGAACGAAATGATGGCTCCTCTAAGTAAGGACCACAAGGAAATTATGGGAGCATTACTAGAATCAGTTAAAACTGACAAATTACGTGATGCATTCAACAAGTATCTTCCAAATGTATTGAAAGAAGATGCTAAAGTTTCTATTAAACATAAGGCAAAGCTCACCGAAAACACCGTATCTAAAAATACAGTGATAACAGGTGATAAAGCGAAACGTCAGTCAGAGACTGGATCTGCCGAAATTATTAACTTGAAAAAGTTAGCCGGTATTAATTAAGGAGATACTAATATGGCAAACCTATTTGAAAATTGGTCAGCTACCAAAGAGGCCCTTACAGACGGCTTGGCAGGTAACAAAAAAGCAGTAATGGAAACAGTACTAGAAAACACTAAACGTTCACTCACTGAGAGTGCAACCGCTGGTGCTACTATGGCTGGGAACGTTGCTACTCTTAACAAAGTTATCCTACCAGTGATCCGCCGTGTAATGCCAACAGTTATCGCCAACGAATTAGTTGGTGTCCAGCCTATGACAGGCCCTGTTGGACAAATCCACACACTACGTGTGCGCTATGCAGAAGCATTTGCTGGCGTAGCCGCTGGTGATGAAGCCCTAAGCCCATTTGCAATTGCAAACGGTTACTCAGGTAACGCAGGCACCAGTAAAGGTGATGCGACTGCAACTCAGGAAGGACTTCCTGGTAAAAAGATGAGCATCCAAATCTTGAAACAAACTGTCGAAGCAAAATCACGCAAGCTATCAGCTCGCTGGACTTTCGAAGCAGCTCAAGATGCACAAGCGATGCACGGACTAGACGTTGAAGCAGAAATCATGGCAGCACTTGCTCAAGAGATTACTGCAGAAATCGACCAGGAAATCATCACTTCGTTGACGAACCTTGCTGGTACAGCAAGTTCAACATATGCACAAAACGCAGTAAGTGGCACAGCTACTTTTGTTGGTGACGAGCATGCAGCTCTTGCAGTTCTAATCAACAAAGCAGCAAACGACATTGCGGCAAGAACACGCCGTGGCGCAGGTAACTGGGTCGTAGTTAGCCCAACAGTACTAACAGTACTACAATCTGCAACAACTTCAGCTTTCGCAAGAACAACTGAAGGTCCGTTTGAAGCACCAACAAATACTAAACTAGTTGGTACATTAAACAACAGCGTAAAGGTTTATGTAAACCAGTATGCGGCCAACGACGACGTACTAGTTGGTTATAAAGGTTCAAGTGAATCAGATGCAGCGGCGTTCTATTGCCCATACATCCCACTTATGTCTTCAGGAACAGTACTTGATCCAGATACATTCGAGCCAGTTGTAAGCTTCATGACACGTTATGGTTATGTAGAACTAAACAACACAGCATCATCACTTGGTAATGCTGCAGACTATCTAAGTAGAATCGCAGTAACTACAAACGCTCTTAACTTCAGTTAAGCTCACGTTTATAGGTACTAATTTTATTTTAGTCAATATTGGAACCCAGGGCAACCTGGGTTCCTTTTTCTTTGAGCGAATCGATAAATATTGGTAACGGGGGTTATAATGACATGACAACATTTTTTAAACAAGGTCTAGACGTTACTGGCAATGTTAACTTAACAGGAAACATTACAGTGGGCGGAGATCAAAATTTCGGTGATGCTAATACGGATAGCATAACATTCACAGCGGATATTACAAGCAACATTGTTCCAGATGTGAGCAATACATATGATTTAGGTCTTACAGGACAACGCTGGAGAACAGTATACGGTAAATCTATAAACATGGATGGTGATAGTGAAATTACTGGTAACCTTAATGTAGATGGAATTATCAGTGCCACCAGTGGCGATCTTGATATACAAGCACCAGCCAATATTGCATTGTATCCAACAGGCAATGTGTGGATCAGTCAAGGAACTAAATTAATTTTTGAAGGAACAACTCCAGATGACTTTGAAGTTAAATTACAAGCAACCACAGTAACCGCGGACAGGGATATTATTTTTCCTGACGCATCAGGTACAGTAGCAGTAAGTGCAACAGCACCAGTAACGCTGTCAGCAACTGGAGATATTGGGGTTGACGCATCAGTTGTAACCACAACAGTACAACAACTATCAGGACCTGGCGCAATTGATGTAACATCACTTATAACTGAAATTACAACAACTGGTGCAGACGCATATACATTTGCCAATGGAACATTGGGCCAATTAAAAATAATCTTAATGGCAGTTAATGGCGGTGTTGGAACAGTTACTCCAACTAGTATATCAGGCGGAACAACATTAACATTTGATGCAGTTGGCGAATCAATAACGATGGTTTATACATCCGTCGGATGGATTAGAACAGCCGGAGCGGCTGGCGTACTAGCATAAGATCTGTCGAGCATAAATACATAAAACAAGGTAATACACATGGCAATTAACTTAGACCACCAGTTAAACAAAATAAACACAAGTACCAGTGATATCAACTTCGACATTACTGGAAGTTTAAAACTTCCTGTGGGCTCCACCGCCCAGCGAACTGGATCACTTGCTGGTGGTGAATTAAGATTTAACAGTAGCCTAAGTATTTTTGAAGGTTATAATGGTGCAGCTTGGTTAAGTTTGGGCGCATTAGAAGATAACACTATCGGAACACTTAGTGATGTTGACGTCAGTGGTATTACCACTGGACAAGTTCTTAAATGGGACGGCACACAGTTTGTAGCGGCAGATGACGTTGATACTACACTTGTATTATCTGGACAAAGTATAGGTGATTTGGGCGATGTTGATATAACAACTCCTCCAACAACTGGACAAGTTCTTAAATGGGATGGTACAGCGTTTATACCTGGCGATGATGAAGAAGATTTAAGCAATAATACAACATCTGATCTGACTGAGGGTACTAACCTTTATTATACACAAGGCAGATTTGATACAGCATTCACAGCTAAAGATACCGACGGATTATCTGAAGGCAGTACAAATTTATATTACACAGATGGCCGAGTTGACACACGCATTGGTGCTACTAGCGTAGACGCCCTGTCAGACGTTGATACAACAGCCGTAGCACCTACTAACGGACAAACACTAGTATGGAATGCTGCACAAAGTAAATGGTTACCCGGCACAATAAGTGGCGGCGGTGGTGGTGGAATAGAAGAAGGGGATGCGATTGCCTTTGCGATCGCACTTGGGAGTTAAATAAATGGCAAGTAGTTTTAAAAATGCACATACCGCAGTTGGCACAACAGCAACCACAGTATACACATGTGGTGCAGCACTTAACAGTAGTGTAATACACGGTATGTTTTTTGCAAATACACATGGTAGTGCAAACGTAAATGTAACATTAGAATTAGTGGACAGTAGTAGTGGAAGCAGTCGAAAAATACTCGACGCTGTGCCAGTACCGCCAAACACAACACTCAGTGTGGATAAACCAATTAACCTTGAACCAAATGATAGTATTCAAGCGACGGCAAGCAGTGCAAATTGTGATGCCGTAGCGAGTGTATTGGAGCTCAGCTAATGGCATATATGGGTCCAGCATTTAACACGTTTGATGTAGAATTTCAGTTTGATGATTTAGTATTAGATGCTGGTGATATATTAAATGATGGTGACATTTTACAATACAATACTGGAACAAGTCTTTGGAACACAGTTCAAAACTTAACTATTCCTGGCAACTTAATTGTAAACGGAACAACAACAACTGTCAATAGTACAACTGTTACAGTTGATGATCCAGTGTTTACACTTGGCGGCGACACAGCACCGGCTAGTGACGATAATTTAGACCGCGGTATCGAATTCCGTTGGCATGACGGCACTGATGCAAAAACTGGATTTTTTGGATTTGATAATGGCAGTGGTGTGTTTACATACATACCTGACGCAACTAATACTGGCGAAGTATTTACAGGCGCACATGGCAGTGCAGCATTTTTAGACGCATCGTTCAGTGGCACAACAGCCGTTAAACTGCCCGTTGGTACAACATTACAACGTCCGAGTGCATTACAAGGACATGTACGCTACAACACAACAGACAGCACGTTTGAGGGCTATGACGGCACTAATTGGGGCTCACTAGGCGGTGTTAAAGATATTGATGCGGATACATATATTGCCGCTGAAGAAACTGCTGATGATGACACACTGAGATTTTACACAGCAGGCACACAGCGAGCTAGTATAGATGCAAGTGGTAACTCCACGTTTGCAGGAAATGTTCAAATAGACGGTACACTTACTGTGGACGGCATTGCTACACTAAAAGCAGGCGCAAGTGGTAGTATCGCTATTGGTGACGATGCAACTGACAATGTTGTGTTTAATGCAGACGTCAATAGTGATTTCGTACCAGACACAAATGGTACATACAATTTAGGTTCAACAACACAAAACTGGAATAAGGCATTTTTGAGAACACTTGATAGTTCAACAGGAACTATTACAGTAGATACAACTGGGTCCTTGGTACTGCCTGTTGGCACAACAGCACAACGTCCAAGCAGTTTAGCGCAAGGTATGATCCGTTACAATACTGACGACAGCACATTTGAAGGCTATGACGGTGGTAATTGGGGATCATTAGGCGGCGTTAAAGATGTTGATGGAGACACATACATCACAGCAGAGCAAGCCTCTGATGATGACACACTGAGATTTTATACTGCTGGTACTGAAAGAATGTCAGTCAATAGCACAGGTCAAGTTAAAGTAGAGACTGAACTTGCACTTGACGGTGTTCAAGTTATGGCAACAGCCACTGGCACAACCGCCGCAGTAACACAATCAGCAATTGATACATTCGCTGTTGCTACATTCCGTAGTGCAAAATATGTTGTACAGGCCGTAGACACAGTGAGCAATGAGTACCATGTAACTGAACTTTTAGTTATACATGATGGTACAAGTGCATATGCGAGTGAGTACGGAATCATCCATACTGGTAGTAATAGTCTAGCAACTTATGACGTAGATGTCAATGGTGGAAATGTAAGATTATTAGCAACACCAGCTTCAACAAACAGCACGGAGTTCAAAATCACCCGCAGTACCATAAACGTATAAATAGTTGTAACATAACAGCTATAGGGGACAGTGAACCGTGGCAAATAATAAACCATTTGTGGTCAAAAGTGGACTAATTCCGCAGACCCACAATAATCAAGATCTAGGGCATGCTAATAATAAGTTTGCCAACGCACACATTAGTAATCTGGCTGGCGCAGTACAGATCAACAGTGCATTCACATTACCAACAACTGACGGCAGTACTGGCAACGTTTTACAAACAGACGGATCAGGTACTATTACATGGGCTGATTTAGCCGCCGTAACATTTAGTGACACCGCCCCAAGTAGCCCAGCAAGCGGCGATCTTTGGTTTGACAGTGGCACTAGTGCAGAGCTGTTTATATGGACCGGCACTGAATGGATCAGTACTACAGGTGGAGACCAGGCCGCATTTACCTTTAAGGAATATGTTGGTGACAACAGTACAGTGGCGTTCAATACGGGGGCTGGCAGCAACGTTCGTGCATTTGTTTACCTAAACGGCATACTACTAAAACCAACAACAGACTACGCATTTTCAGCAGGTACAGTAACATTTGTTACAGCGCCTAGTACTGGCGATAACATTCAGGTAATGCTACACGGTGCCGCATCGTATTTTGACTTAGCATCAATTGGTGGCGATACTGACAGCATAACTGAAGGCAGTACAAACTTATATTATACTGATGCTAGAGTACAGGCCAAACTTGGTACTGTAAGTGGACACATTTTACCAGATACAAATGACACATACGATATTGGTAGTGCGGCAAATAAAATTAGAGACTTATATTTAGGACCAAACACACTGCACATTGGCGATGCTGATGTTACCAGTACTGGTGCAAAAATACAATTGCCCACAGGCAGTACTATTGGCGGTGCTGAGGCACCCAGGGTTAATTTAACAATTGCTCCTGAAACATTGGAACTACAAGTTGATGCGCCTGCGGCAGGACAAGCAACTGCCTGGGTGTGG